ATTGCAACAGCGGTGATTGGAACAGCGGTAATCGGAACAGCGGTAATCGGAACAGCGGTAATCGGAACAGCGGTGATTGGAACAGCGGTAATCGGAACAGCGGTAATCGGAACAGCGGTAATCGGAACAGCGGTGATTGGAACAAAGCTTCCCAAACCATGGGTTGTTTCAACACTGAAAGTCAGAAGTTGAAATTCTTTGATCAGGAAGCAGACATGACATTTGATCAATGGCAGAATTCAGATGCAAGATACCTTCTGAATCAGATTGATTTCAGACCTGCTGACTGGATATGGACAAATGAAATGACTGATTCTGAAAAGGCTGATCATCCTGAACATGAAACAACTGGTGGATATTTGAAGATTCGTGACAACACAGATTGCTGCACTGAATGGTGGAATGGTATGTCAGAAAGAAACAAAAACATCATCAGAAATATTCCAAACTTTGATGCAGATAAATTCTTGAAGATCACTGGCATCAAGGCATAAAGAAAGGATGGTGATGAATGATGCAGCTTTATCCACACCAGGCACAAGCACTGGATCAAACAAAGGATTTTAAAAGGGTTGCATACTACCTGGACATGGGACTTGGAAAGACATTTGTTGGATCTGAAAAAATGATGCACCTTGAAACAGCAGTCAACATCCTGGTATGTCAGAAGTCATTGATCCCAACATGGATTGAACACTTTGAAACCCATTATCCACAATATGTGGTGGTTGATATGACATCCAAAGCTGCTTCAAAGTATTACATGGAAAACAAAAATGACATCAGCAAGTGCATCCTGGTTGTGAACTATGATTTGCTATTCAGAAGGTCATATTTCCTTCAATTAGAGCATTTCACAATGATCCTGGATGAAAGTTCCATGATACAGAATGAAGATGCAAAGCGGTCAAAATTTGTGCTTCAAATGAAACCTGACAATGTGATCCTGCTTTCAGGAACACCAACATCAGGTAAGTATGAAAACCTATGGTCACAGATTCACCTGATTGGATGGAACATCAGCAAAGATCTATACAACAAACAATATGTGAACTGGAACAAGATTGATGTTGGTGGGTTTCCAATGTGGATTGTTGACAAAGATGAACCATACAAGAATGTGGACAGGCTGAAACAAAAGCTGCGTGATCATGGTGCAGTATTCCTGAAAACAGAAGAATGTTTTGATCTTCCTGAACAAACGATCATTCCAGTGAAGATCAAGACAAGTAAAGAATATAGGAAATTCCAAAAGAATTCAATCATCACGATTGACACAATGAACCTGGTTGAATTCAAAGATGATAGTGATTTCAGTGGGCAGGATGTCACACCAAGGGTTGAACTGATCGGTGACAGTACATTGACAAAGCGGTTATATTCCAGGATGTTGTGTGGTCAGTACAACAAAGAAAAGCTGAAAACCTTTGAAGATTTAACATCCAGTACAAAAGATAGACTGATTGTTTTTTATAACTTCAATGAAGAACTGGCTGCATTGAAAAAAATTGCATTGAGATTGGAAAAACCTATTTCAGAAATAAGTGGACAAGTCAAAGATCTTTCCAACTATGATGCAGAAGATAATTCCATCACCTTCATTCAGTATCAGGCAGGTGCAATGGGATTGAACCTTCAAAAGTCAAATAAGATCATATACTTCACCCTGACTGAAAAAAGTGAACTCTTTGAACAGAGCAAGAAAAGAATTCACAGGATCGGTCAAACCAATAACTGCTTCTACTATTTATTAATATGCAAAGGCAGCATTGAAGAAGATATTCTTCAAACCTTAGAAATGCGAAAGGATTATACAGATGAATTATTCAACGAATTTGAGAAACAAGCAAAGGTTTAAAAAGGTCATGATTTCATGGGGTGTTCTCTTAGTTATTGGTATTCTAATTGGTTGGGGAATCACAAGCATTGCAAGTGCAATGACCAAAGAACCAACAAGTGCAGAAACAATTGCACAGTTCAAAGAAGTTCAACCATATGGAACTATTGATGGAAAAACTTACACCTGGGGAATGTCAAAAGATTGGACAAGCGGTTCTGAACTTGGATTCATACCTTTGGAAGTTAGCTTGGACAAAGACCTTCAAGAATTTATTTACTGCCTATCATATGGATACAACATTGATTATGCATTCGTTATGGGTGTAATACAGACAGAAAGCAGTTTTGATTCTGACACAGTAAGTTCAACAAATGATTATGGATTAATGCAGATAAATAAAATCAATCATGAATGGTTGAAAGAAAAGCTTGGGATCACAGATTTCCTTGATCCATACCAAAGCAGCAGATCAGGTGTTTACATATTAAGAAATTTATTTGAAAAATATGAAACACCTGAAAAAGTATTGATGGCATACAACATGGGTGAAACTGGTGCAGCAAAGCTTTGGAAGCAAGGAATATATGAAACCAACTACACCATCAAAGTTTTAAGCAATATGCAAGCATTTAAAAATTATATAGATGAAAGGATGAATGAAAATGATTAAGTGTAAAAATGGGGGTTGCCCAAAAGGAAAAGATATTTGTTGTTTATCATGTGAGGATTTGGAAGGCTGCAAAGACAATGGTGCTTGTGATCTAATTCCCGGTGAAGATTTTGAAGGAACTTGTCCTGATGCAGTTGTTGAAGGATCAACAGAACTTGAAGTGTTTGAAACAAAATCAGCAGCAATCATTCAAAGCATAGCTGATATTGTAACTCAAAAAAAAGACCTGGAAGAAAAAGAAAAGACCATGAAAGCACAGCTTCAAAAAGCAATGGAACAACATGGAATTAAGTCTTTCAATAATGAAGTGATCAAAATTACTTATATTGCAGCTACAACAGCAAACAGTGTTGATTCAAAGAAGTTGAAAGAAAAGTATCCTGAAATTGCTTCTGAATGTTCCAAGGTTTCAAACAAGTCAGCTTATGTAAAAGTTGAAGTGAAGTAACATGTGCAGGATAGTTTGGAAGGTGATTGACGAACATCCAAACTATGAACTTAATAGGATGGGTCAAGTTCGTTCCAGGAAATCAGGACAAATTCTGAAACCTTGGAGTGATGGAAGGGGTTATTTGAAAGTCACACTTGATGGTCAAATGCTTAGACTTCACAGATTGGTTGCAGAAACCTTCATTGAAAACCCTGAACCTGGTATTAGAAATATTGTAAACCACAAGAAAGGTAAAAAGGAAGATTGCAGAGCATCACAACTTGAATGGGTCACACAGTCAGAAAATATTCAACATGCATGGGATACTGGACTTTTCAAAAGAAAGAAGGTGTGTCATGGCAAGTGAAAAGCTATTTGAAAAGAAAGTTGAAAAGTACCTGCATTCAATAGGTGTCTATCAGGCAGGTACACCATCACAGCAGATGCATACGGAACAGATTGGTTGGTTTACTAAAATATGGGGTGGTGGTTATCAGAAAAGCGGAATTCCTGATCTGATCCTTTGTGTGAATGGAATATTCGTCACAGTTGAACTGAAAGCACCAAATGGACATGCTTCTGAATTACAGAAGATGAACACTGCAAGGATCAATCAATCAAATGGAATTGGGATCATCCTATTCCCTGATGGATTAGAAAAATTCAAAGAAATTATGAAAGGGGTGATACAGTGCAGGTTTCACATTCAAGAATTGAACTATTTGAGAAATGCCCATTCAAGTACAAGCTGCGATATGGTGACAAAATACTGACCCTTCCACCTGATAATGCAGAACATGCTTTGATTATTGGACAAGCATTGCACACAGGACTTGAAAAGGGTGTTGATGCAGCAATTAAAGAATACTTCATGGCTTATCCACTAATTACAGACAGGCACATTGAAGAAGCAATGAAGTTGGAACATGTGATCCCAAGAGCAGCAGAAATGCTTCCAAAGGGTGAACATGAATTGCTGATCGACAATGAACACTTCAAAGGGTTTATTGATTTGATCACACCAAATGAAGATGGAACATTTGACCTTTATGATTTCAAGTATTCCAACAATGTTTCAAATTACAGACAGTCACCACAGCTTCACTTGTACAAATACTTTTGGGAAAAGCAAACAGGAAAGATCATTAGAAACATGTACTTCTTATTTGTTCCCAAGGTAAGCATCAAGCAGAAAAAGACAGAAGATTTGTTCCAGTTCAGAAAAAGGATTCAAAGTGAATTGGACAAGCAGTCACCACAACTGATCAAGATTGAATTCAACTACGAAAAAGTCATTCAGTTCTTGTTTCAGGTGAAAAATGTATTGGAAGCAACAGACTTTCCAAAAGAACCAAGTTATCTATGCAGGTATTGTGAATACCAAGAATATTGTGAAAAGGGAGTGGATTATATGTTATTACCAAAAAGTGAAAGAAGAAATATTGAAAAAATTAATAAAAAGGTGATTTGGATGTATGGATCACCATTCAGCGGAAAGACCACATTTGCAAACAAGTTTCCTGAACCATTGATGCTGAACACTGATGGAAACATCAAATTTGTTGATGCACCTTATGTTGCAATCAAAGATCAGGTGACTGTTGAAGGTAGAATGACCAAAAGAAAGCTTGCATGGGAAACATTCAAAGAAGTCATTGGTGAACTTGAAAAGAAGGACAACCAGTTCAAGACCATCATTGTTGACTTACTTGAAGATACTTATGAATCGTGCAGATTGTACATGTATGACCAAATGGGGATCACCCATGAATCAGATGATAGTTTCAGGGCATGGGATAAGGTTAGAACTGAATTCCTTTCAACATTGAAGAAACTGATGAACCTGGACTATGAAAATATTATCCTTATCAGTCATGAAGATACTTCCAAGGACATCACGAAAAAAGGCGGTGACAAGATCACTGCAATCAAACCAAACCTTCAAGAAAAGACAGCAAACAAGGTTGCAGGATTGGTTGATATAGTTGCAAGGGTTGTGGCTGATGGTGAAGTTCGTGTCCTTTCATTCAAAACAAATGAAGTCATCTTTGGTGGTGGCAGACTTACTGCTTCAACAACTGAAATTCCACTTGATTATGATGCTTTCCTTGAAGTCTATGCAGAAGCAAACAGAAATGCAGTTGCAAAACTCAAAGGTGAAACACCAAAAGAAACTGCAAAAGATGAACCTGGCAAGACTTCAAATAAGACCACTGGTGGAAGAAAAGGAAGAACCAAGACAGAAACACCACCAACAGTTGATGAAGGGTCAGATGAAGGAAATATGACTTCTGACAGTACATCCAAACCAGTTGAACAGGAAGCACCTGCACCTGAAAATGTTCCTGATCCAGTTAAATCTGAACCTGATGCACCAGTTGAAGAAGCACCAAAGACAAGAAGGTCAAGAAAAGCACCTGATGCTGATGCAGCACCAAAGGAAGATGCACCTGCTGCTGAACCTGAAAAGGAAGCACCAACAAGAACAAGAAAAAAGAGGGGTGAATAATAGTGGCAAAGTATGAAAAATTTATGAAGTTGATGCATGACAAGGGTCATGTGAAGGCAATGAATGTTGCAGTCAATATCACACCAATGATGAATGTTTTCCCGGGTGAAGTACAACAGGCAGTATTGAGAAGTTGTGTTGCAAGTTCTATCACAACAATTTTGAAAGTAGATCCTGAAATCAAAGAAGCATTTGATCAGGCTGCATGTGAACTGATGCTTGATAAGGTATTCAAAGACCTGGACTTGAAACAGGACAAGGACTTCAAACCAAGTGAACAGGATTTGCTTGCAAAGTCCATTGCAGAAGCACTTGTGACACAGATCTTCAAGAAATAAGAATGGTTCAAAGGAATTGAACAAGTTAAACAAAAAAAATAAATCAAAATTTGAAAGGTTAAGGTGAATTAAAATGGCAAATATTTGGGATAAATTTGATGATGCAATTGATACAGAGGGTTTGGCAAATGATGTTAAGGAAGCAGCAGAAAACGGAACTGGAAGTTTTAAAGAAGTTCCTCATGGTGAATATGAAGTGGCAGTGACAAAGTTGGAATTGGTTGCATCCAAGAAGGGTGATCCAATGGTCAGTATTTGGTTCAAGATTGTTTCCGGGGAATACAAAGGCAGCTTGATTTTCTTCAATCAGGTAATTACACAAGGGTTTCAGATCCATATTGCCAATGAACTTCTTAGATCAATGGATAGTGGAATTGATCTTCCTCAAAATATTTTTAAGACTTACAAGCAATATGGAAATCTTTTGATGGATATTATGGAAGCAGTTGATGGAAAGCTTGAATTTGGATTGAAGTATGAAAAAGGCAAAAAGGATTTTAGCACATATTCAATCACAGAAGTGTTTGAAGTAGAATAATCAGTTTGGGCAGGGATGTTTTAAAAAATTTTTTTACTGCATCCCTGATCCCATACTTCCCCATTATTAGTATAACCAAGAATTATAATACTTATACAGAAAGGATGTGAAAGAAATGTTGTTCTATGACTTTGAAGTTTTCAAAGAAGATTGGTTGGTTGTAGTCATTGATATGACAAAGAAAAAAGAATATGTCATCATCAATGATCCTGATGAACTTGAAAAGATCCATAATGAAAATATCAATCAAATATGGGTTGGGTTCAATTCCAGGCACTATGACCAATATATCTTGAAGGGCATACTTTGTGGTTTTGAACCCAAAAAAATCAATGACTTCATAATTTTAAAAGGCAATCCTGGATGGAAATTTTCTTCCCTTCTTAGAAATATAAAATTGATAAACTATGATGTTATGACTGGCATTGACAGAGGTTTGAAAACATTTGAAGGGTTCATGGGAAACGACATTAAAGAAAGTTCAGTTCCTTTTGATATTGATAGAAAGTTGACCAAGGAAGAACTTGATGAAACGGTCAAATATTGTAGACATGATGTGGAACAAACAGTTGAAGTGTTCGTGGAAAGAAAAGATGATTTTGAAGCACATATGGGTTTGGTGAAGCTTGCTTGTAAAGGAAAACCACTTGATTTGTTCCTACTATCAAAGACCAAAGTTCAACTTTCATCTATCATCCTGGATGCAGTAAAAAAAGATCATGATGATGAATTTGACATTGACTTCCCTTCCACTATGGTCATTGAAAAATATAGATCAGTTGTTGATTGGTACATGAACCCTGAAAACAGAAAATACAATGAAGATCCCAACAATCCAAAATCAAAAAAGATGCAATGTAACATCATGGTTGCAGGTGTTCCCCATGTATTTGCTTGGGGTGGGGTTCATGGTGCAATAAGCAAATATCATGGTGAAGGGTACTTCCTGAACATGGATGTTGCTTCACTATACCCTTCACTGATGATCCAATATAACCTGGGCAGCAGGAACATGAAAGATCCAAAGAAATATGAAGAAATCTATCACACCAGGTTGCAATATAAAGCAGAAAAGAACCCTTTGCAGCTTCCATTGAAACTTGTATTGAATGGTACATATGGGGCAATGAAGGACAAGAACAATCAGCTATTTGACCCAAGGCAAGCAA